ATATGTTTTAAACACACCAGCAGCAACCGTATTTGATGAAGACGGAGAAGTCAATAGTAGCGAGTCTATGAGAAAATATGCAATGAGTGGAATCATTCAGTCTACATATTTAACAGGTATTAGTTCTTATGAACCACCTCAAAGTAATTTATATTTTGAAGAGTTTGGAACTATTATGAGAGAAGCGTCAGTATTTAAGATTAAATATGAAAAAGCATACCCAGCAATCTATGCTCAATTATCTCCAACCTTTAATTCTATAAAAGGGTACTCAGTTTCTGGTTTTAGAGCAGGAGCATACGGCGCAGAATTTATAATCTTTAATGCAACAGATAAAGCGATTACTCTTGACTCTGCGTCAGGAAACTATCTGAGAATTCAAGGGGTAACATTTACACAAGAAACAGATGAATCTCTTACTGTCGATCAGTACTATTCAAAAAATAGTGATTTCTCAAATCCACAATATGTTGGAGACACATTAGTATCATATCCAAATAAGGTTTCAAGGCAATACGAAGACATAAAGATTAGTAGAATGACACATGGTAAAAAAGACTTTAGTCTTGATACGCCATACATTCAATCAAAAGATGAAGCAAATGCTTTGATGTCTTGGCTAACTGGTAAAATTATTAAACCAAGAAAATCAATAGGACTAAAAGTTTTTGCTAACCCCACAATTCAACTTGGCGATATTGCTGAAGTTGATTATTATGAAGGAGATTTAGATTACTCTGGTACTAATGGAAAAAAGTTTGTTGTTTATAGTATTTCATATTCAAAGTCCGCAGATGGACCAAGTATGGATGTTTATCTAAGTGAGGTAGTGTAATGGTAGACTCAGTAGCACCAGTTCCAGCATCAACATCTTCATCTGCAGCAAAAGCAGATATAAAAATTGCAACTCCTAATTTAATTATTCAAAGTTCAGAACTTGTTCCAATTGAAATAATGACAGATCTAATTTTTGAAGATATAGGTGGTCAAGAAATAATTACAATTACAAGATCTGATATTATAAATGGTCAAGATGTTCTTTATAGACCAATTAAAAATTTAACAATGCTTAGTTATCAATATAGTCCACAAAGAGTATTAGGATTACAAGACACTTCAAAAGAATTTTTTGACAATTTTCCAATTAAACTAGATACACATGTGCCTTCAGAAGGAACAGGCCCAAGCAAAGAAGTTGTATACCTTGATCCAGACACTGGAGATTTAGTAATAAACGTAACAAATATGGAACCAAACGAACTTGTTCAAGTAAGTCTTCAATCAAAAGGAAGTCAGTATAATGGTACAATATATGAGGTGAATGAAATATGATAACTAACACAGGAAAAAACATTATAGCCAAATATTTAATTGGTCAGGCTTCTGCCTATGCTTCACATATTGCAATTGGGTGCGGTCCAACTCCTCTTGGATCAAGTGCTAATCTTGCAGACAAAGCAGTTGAATATGCAGCAAAAGAAAGACTAGACTTTGAAATGCTTCGTGTTCCAATAACTTCTAGAGGATATGTTTCTGAAAATGGGCTATCAAAGATTGTGTTTACAGCAGAACTACCAACAGAAGAAAGGTATGAAATTACAGAGGTTGGAGTATTTTCGGCAGGAGCAAACACAACAACAGGCGCATATGATAGCAAAATTCTTTATACATTTTCTGAAAACTGGGAGTACTCTGGAGAAACTTCTACAATTCTTCCTATTCCAGAACCACTAGATGGAGACGATGGAGATAATATAATATCAACAACTTCTAAAGTGTTTAGAACCAATGCTGATAATAAAGTTTTTTCTACAGAGCCAAGGGTTACAAGAAATGAAAGATGTAGATACTTAAACTCTTTCATTGCTTTGCGTGGTGACTCTTCTGAAATATCATCTTCTCAAACTAAATGGTTGCCTTCCAATACATCAAACTATATTAAGTTGTCTAATACATCTCTTAATCTAGATAACTATTCTCAGTCTGATTTAATTAAAGTTGCTTATTCTGTTATAAATAAAAATGGTAATGACGTTGAAGATCATCCAACATCTGTAAAAATAATTGTAGAATTTTTATGTACAACTGGAGTAAATGCTGGAAAGTCTGCACAAGTTCAAATTTTAGATAATGCTTCTTTTTCTCAAAATAGATACAGAGTTTTTACTGGTTCAATTGATACAGCAATAAGAAGTGCTGGTTGGTCTTGGTCTATGGCAGATACAGTTAGAGTCTATGCCTCTGTTCTTAAAAGCAATACTACAAGTGCAAACCACTACGTATGCCTTGACGGCATAAGAGTTGAAAATACAAGTAAAGCAAACCCAATCTATGGAATGACTGGTTATTCAGTAATTAAAAATACAGGCTCTCTCCCAATTGTTAAAGCACCTAACACAACAAATTACATAGAGTTTAGGTTTGGACTTGGAATACAATAATGGCACAGATTAAAAAAGTTATAATTCCAAAAGCACAGTTAACAAATTTTGCAGGTGCAACGGGAACCTACAAAGTAAAATATAGGATAATTACCGATGACAATAATAGAGTATCTCACTGGTCTCCAGTATATAATATTCCAGTAAATTTAAAAAAAGATCCTATTACACATATAGTAATTGGTGTTAATGTTTCTTTTACGGCACAGATACCAGTAGATCCTCTTCAACAAAAAACAATATCTGCGGTTTGGTCAAAAGATATTAATGGTATTGAAATATTTGATATATATTTAAAATATAATGGAGACACAGATTGGAAATTTGCAAAGTCTGTTGCTGTTAATGAATTTAGAGCAATAGCAGATACTGGAAAAACTAGCGTAATGCTTGCAATCCAAGCATCAACTTTTCCAAAAGCAAGATATAGTTCAGCAACATTGTTTGAGTCCATAACCCCATTGAGTCTGGTATAATTATATTATGATATCAGTTCCAGATAAAGGGCAGCCACTAGATGTTGCATATATTTATGACTTGGCACAAGCAGTTATTCAGTTGCAAAAAAGTGCATCTACATCAGCAAATAAATATGTTACTGTAGATACAACAACAGCAGGGCCTCAAAGTAGAAAAACTTCAGAAGCCCGTATTGTTGGAGGGTATAAAGAAATTGTTAGTTCTACTTCAATCATTGCAGGCGAAGAAAAATCTTGGACATATCCATTTGGAGTTGGCTTTGCTTATGCGCCAATTGTAACTGCAACACCAGTAACAATTAAAGATACAACCGCTGGCAAGAATGTTACTGTTGTAATTAAAGCAATAACTACTACAGGCGTAGAGGGTATTGTAAAGTTTAACTCAGCAGGAGAAGTATCGGTTGGGATTAATATAATAGCAGTTGGCATACCGTCATAATGATCAAATGCAACAAATGCTCTGGCAGAATGTTTATAGACAGGATATATAGTGCAATCAATCATCTTGAAGTCTATTGTGTTTTGTGTGGTAATAGAAAATTTTTTAATCCACCTAATAGTTCGGAAGAGGGAAGATGGCTACTAAAAAGGGAACAACTCAGAGCGAAGGGTACAATCTCCTCCCTGTAATACCTGGAAACAAAAAGGTATGGTTCTTAAATGGATGCCTTGTTAGGGTTTATCATTACAATCAATCTAATGGAATAATGTCTATTTATAATATTACAAAAGATCAAATTGAAAGTTGTCTAATTAATGATTTTAAAAATAAAAGAGAAAGAGCCTATACAGTAGGACAGACTGCTGATTTAGTTAATCGTCATAAAAAATATATGCCCTCACTAATGAAACGAGGAGTCATTCCATTTCCTACAGGTTCACAAAAAGGTGGGGACAGAGGATGGCAAGTACGATCATACTATTCAGAATCACAAGTAAGAGAGATACGTGATATACTTGCAACTCACCATATTGGAAGACCAAGAAAAGATAATTTAATAACAAACGATATCACGCCAACAAAACAAGAGTTGACACGCAGAATGGGCGATGGTATACTTACATATACAAGAACAGAAGATGGACGATACATTCCGATTTGGAATGAATCTATTAACTAAGTCCCTTGGAGGGGTAATGGCAGAAGAAACGAAAGTATCAGTAACGCTGGGGTATACATTAAATCTTGGAAATTTTCAGTCT